CTAAATTGGAATCATCAAACATGGATGCACCAACTGTTGGACGAATAGTATTAATTCGTTCTGCTGCTTTTGAATACAGAACATCCTTAATTTTGTCACTAATATCGGATGCAGACGAATCTGACCCGATCAAATTTACAATTTCTTCCATGAAAATTTATAATAACTATATTTTCTATTTATATCTCAGCAGCTTTGCCATCAGCATCAGTAATTCCACCGTTCACTTCTGGTTCCATCGGAACATCTCCCAACATTCCTTGTTCACCTTCTGCTGGTAATGGTTCTCCAGTGATTGGATCTACTGAATTTGGATCTGGAATGATTCCATCTCTAATTTCTTGTTCAATTTGTTCGTCTATTTCTATGATTTCTCCATCAGTTTGACGAAGAACTTTCTTACGAACATACTCAGTAGAGTAATATTTGCCGATATAAGGTTCAATTGTTGCAAGAATACCAAGTCTTTCATTTAGCATTTCAGACTCTTTCAGTTCTGCAAACTGATTATCATATAAGAAATCATACTGGATATGATCATTGATTCTGTCCCAATCTTCTAGACTTACAATATTTTTGAGAATCAATTGTGTTTTCAGCATATCACTGAACAACTGTGCAAATCTTTTTCTCAATCTACCCACAAATTTAGCAAATTTTAATTCGTCACGGAGAATCTCTGATGATCTCCCCAAATTAAAACCACCATCAGCAGCAATTCTTGATTCGGGAACTCCAAGTGATCTATATAGTTTCTTTTGGAAATATTCGATATCAGAAAGTTCACCCAGATTTTGTCCACCGGGAAGTGTGGTGATCTCAGTACCACGACCACCTTCTCTTCTAGGAAGCCAGAAGTCTTCCATCATTGACATGAACTTACGATCATCACGAACTTCACCTGTGTTTGCATCATACACAAGTTTGTTACGATAACGCATCATAACGTCACGCAGATATTGTTCTGCCTTGACTTTTGGAAGATTGCCAACGTCAATATAGAAAATTCTACGTTCTGGTGCTCTTGATAATCTATAGATAACAAGAGAATCCTCAATCATTCTAAGTTGATTGAGTGACTTGATTGCTTTATGGAGATAAGAAAGAACGTTTCCTTTATTGCGATCAACTAAACCAGAAGTGCAATATGTAATTGCATCTTTGGCAATTCTAGTTCCTTTTGCTCCTCCTCCACCACCTAAGTTATTAGTTGGATATGCTGGTTTAGGAGTATACATGAAATACTCCTCAATTTCTGGAGCGATTCCATTTTTTGCTTCATCACGACCAGGAATGTTTGGTCCAATGATATTCTTATCTTTTTTCTTTTCTTGGCGGACAAACCGCATTTTCATCGGATCAATATACCTCAGTTCTTTGATTCCTTCCTGAGGTGCTTTTAAATCAATAACTTTATGATAATATAAACGACCGTCAATATACCAATTTCTAAAAATTTCGTGTGCTTTCTTATCGAAATCTAGAAGTTCTTTGATATATTTAAATTCTTCTCTGATTGCTTTCTTTAACTTATCAGTAGCATTGAGATTTGAAAGTTCAATCTCAATGGGAGAGTCATAAAGGTCACTAACAAGTGCCTCATTGACGACATCTTCGATTGCTCCATCACATTCGGGATGGAGAGACATTTCTCTGTATCTTTTAATTAAATCAAATTCTGTTCTATATTGCCCTTCAATATCTACATACGAACCATAAAATCCACTACTAATATAGTTATCAACCCCGTCCTCGTTATTTTCGGGGACGGGGGAAACTATAGTCTTGGATTTCTTTTCTGTATCCTCAATAGAAAAACCAAAAAGTTTTGCCATAGTATAAACTGACTAGACTGTTATTTTACTATTTAGCTGATGTCCTCACCACCGGATTGAGCAGAAGTGCCCTTAAATGCTTCCCAGTAATGAACCTGCATTTCTACAGTGAACTCCTGAATGGTATCAGTCGTTTCGTAGTTCAGGTCAATTGTGGAAATATTCGTTGGGAAGATATCCCAGAACTTGTAAGATCTGAGAACTGAACCATCACGATCCAGTTGTTTGACAATAGCATCCTTCTGATAATCAATTGGATTTGTAAGTCCGGTTCCATCAGTCAACTTGTTAATTGCATTCATCCACTTTTCAAAAGCAGAACGAATGGAGAAATCGACATCATTGATGACAGTGATTGTCCAGGTCTCGAAAGTTCTGTCTCCTGCAATCTTTAAGATTCTTCCTCTGAAAGGAACATCAATGTTAGCAATCGTAGAGGCAGGCAGAGCTGCTGCCTTTACGAGAAATCTTGCTTTTTGGAGAACATCATTTTCAATGGAAACAGCATCGGGAAATGCTAATTCGACCTCAAATAGATTGGGTCTTGCACCACCACCAGACAGTCTGCTCTTAAAATCACTAATTGTTCTTACTGGTGAGGTATTACGTTGTTGGCGACTAGGCATTTTTCTTTAAACCTCTAAATTAAACGTTACCGATAACTTCTTCAAATGAAACACCAGTTCTGGTGGCAACAAATGTAAGACCAATGAAGTTGATTGATCTTGCAGGTTTGATGAAGATTTCTGCCACAAACTCATTATTATCTATAATTGCAGCAGTGTTATTTGTCTCATCACAAATAACAACATAATCTTGGATACCTCGTTTTGCCTGAACATCACGGAGGAATGGTTCAACAATGTTCACAAAATTAGTTCTTGTGATTTCATCGTTAAACTCAAAGAGTTGATCTCTTGCAGCAGCAGAGATTGCATCCTCAAGATAGATGAACAAACGACGAACGTTAATTCTGTCAAATGCGGACGACTTAGCAAGTCCAGTCTTATCACCGAAGAGTGTGATACCACCGCCAGGTGAAACAATAACTGGATTGATTCTTGCAGAATATAATCTATCTCTTTGTGTTTGGGAAGGATTATAAGTCAACTTGACTGCATTGAGGATTGCTCCTCTTTGTGTTCCTGCAGGTGAGAACCATGGGAAGTTGTCAATGTCATTACGAGCACAAAGTCCAGCAATATCACCATTCAGAGGAATATATCTGAAGGTATTGTTGAATCTATCATACATGTACTTGTATCCACTATCAAACACCGCATAGGAAGATGAAGTGATTGGTGAGTAGTACTCTAATACCTTATCGGTGATAGTTTCATCATCATTGACTGTTACCTCTCCAGAATTAGTATCCGTGATGAATGCTTTTCTGTAAGGTGAAATAAATGCGATTGCATCCTTTCTTGCGTCTGCGGCAGCAATACACTTATTAGCAAGTGCCTGTGCACTTTCTTTCTCATAGTTTGCAGATCCCATCAGAATGAAATCTACATCATATTGTTCTTTGTTCTCAAGGAGTCCATAACCAGTTACCAGTTTATTGAGTTCTGGTTTAAGTGCTTCTGATTCAGTAATATCAGAACCACCATTGTAGTTAGCACCATTACTAAGAGTAAAATCTTGCTTACCAGAAGCAGCAAAAATTACACCCTCAGCCTCTTGATCCCATGTTCCAGCAGTAGTACTTACACCAGTAAAACCTGAAGAGTAACCAGTAGTTGTGATACCAGAGTTTGGTTCATCACCACCAAATACATATGCTGAATTATCCTTCAGATAATTTCTCCAGTAAGAAGTTGATCCTGCGGAGAATTCTGCATCTGTTGCCTTAGAAAGATTGAGGTGCTTTTCAAGGATTGTTCCAGTATTTCCAGTGATCTTACCATCACCATCAATAACTACAACGTGAACCTCGTCAAATCTTCCTCCTCTATCAGCAGCATATTGAGAAGTTCCAGGACGATCTGCTAATGTATTCCATCCTTGAGTTATAACAGTTGTTGTTCCTCCAACAGTGCTTGTCGAAACTGCTGCAGTCTGCTGTGAGAACCAGTCCTGTCTTGCGGTATAAGAAGTAGTACCATAAGATACTGTTTGACCTTCAGTTGTAAGTCCAACACTACCAGAAGCAGTGAACGCCCATGTTCCACTCTCTTGATAGTCCTTAACGTATTCGGTTCCTGCTGCAGAAACGTGTGAAAGAACTTTTACTGCAATTTGATCATCACCAACTTCAGTAACAATACCTTTAAGGTGACCATCTAATGCAATTGTTGTTCCGGCACCAATGTCAACTCTTCCACTCAGTGCCTGAGTTACTCCAGTTCCGACTGTAACTGGTGCTGAACTAAATGATGTCGCACCAAAATCTAAAGGAACGGTAACTCCACCTTCAGTATTTGTTGTTGCATTGGCAATAGTAATT